TTGCCGGTCTTTTTTAAATGTAAATGTAGCAAACATATCAAAGTCAGTGCATAAAACAATGTCTGAAATGAGGGTTTTTGTTCTGCGTAAACTTCTTTCCTCAGAACTACCCCTCTCACTGACTTTAGAGCTTCGCTCTGTGGTGGAAAATGCTTTCGGGGGTTCTTCTGGCTCGAAACCGTCTTTGCGCTTGTAGAACGGCTTAGAATAGCTAAACAACTTAATTTTACCGTTTGGGTAAAATTTAGCAAAATTGTTGACGATTATGTGTGCTTCTTGATGTGTGTGATGTAACATAAATACCCTTTAAGTGTCCTTATATCAAGTAACGGACTGCTAGAACGTGCGGTTTTCTTCCGCGTATGCGGTTGCGAAAACACACACTATTTATTTTTTAGTTGAATTTTGTTTTTCTTTGAACTCATTTGCATTTCGATCCTTCCTGTAGCTTCGTATTGCTCCGAACCAGAAACTACTTTTTGAAATGTATCGTAAGTTTTGCGCAATTCTCTACTCTGAAAAAAGAAACCAGATTTTCTTTTTTTTCCAACTAGGTTGCCGTCATAGTCTTGTGTTAGTTCCATTCCATCATATGCTTTTTGAGTTGTAAGTAGTCCAAAATGTGTTCTGCACATTATGAGATTATCGCATTGCTCCCTGAACGGTTTGGCCATTCGCATGAATAATTGGGAAGTTCCGATTATAACTTTACGTTGTTTACGTTGTTGTGATATCTCAGTGAATACGAACAATGGAATGTTAGCGCTTTCTAGAGCGTTGAAATACGTATGTATTTCATCGATGAGGTAAATAACTCCGAACTTGTCGTTGTTTACCATCACGAGAACAACTGCAAGGTCATCGAAGTCCTGAAAATAAATATAGTATTTGCTTTGCAAACCCCTTTCAACAATCTCCTCAACTTTACATTTTAACTCATTTTCATCCTGAAAAGTGAGTTGTGTCATTCCATTAATGAGGAGGTTGGTGACTAATATCGATTTAGGATAGCGTGTACGGAGTTTTGTTACGTGTCTAACAGCAGATATCGTTTTACCCTCTCCTTGCCTCCCACAATAGACCTGTGTACCGCTAGGACGAAAATAATCGAGGTCTTTACGTTGTTCTCTGTCGTCTCGAAGTGCTTGCAGATAAAATTTAAATTCTTTTTTGAATACTCCCAAGTAGTCTGACATGGTTTACCCTCCATTTTAGCTAGTTTTAATTGTATCGTTGTTTTTCGTTTAAGACTGCAATCAATACCAAAATTGATATTGCTACAATCGTATCCATTTTATTCGTCCATCGTATCGTGAACAGTATCAGTGATACTGCGTGAAAGTTTTTTTATCTGTTTTTCGATACGCTTATGCAACGCTTCACTCATATCATTAGCTTCAACACCATCTGGCACGATATCAGGCTGTGTGCTGTTCCAGAGCTGTTTGAGTTCGTCTTGCCTCGCCCTCTCACACATTGTTTGGGTGTACTGGTCGATAGCTTCTGCTAGTTCAGCGGGTACATCGGGATTATACGGACAACCAAGCTCGCCACAGTCTTTGCACTCGAAGTAAGGTGATAGTATAATAAAGATGTCGTTCGGTTCTTTTGGAGTAGATTTAACACCTTCGGGTGTTTTTTCTTCATTGATAGCATCTTCGAGCTTTGGCTCACCTATTTCTGCTAATAGCTTTTTCTGCTCGGTGCGGATGAGGGTAGCTAGCCATTTTGTTGGTAGGCTTTCTTCTTCATTTTCACCGATCATTATTGTCTGAGTAAAGCATATCAGGTGTTTTGCGTTGTCGAACTCAATGTCAATAATGTCTTCTTCGATGTTAATTGAGATTACTTTTTTATTTTTTATATGTTTGTTCAAGGTTTTTGTTAGTTTATTATATTTTGACATTATTTGACCCCTATTGGTAGTTTTTTAATAATCCACAATACTAGGTGGTAAATCCAATTGAAATTGGCAAATATCACTAGTATTGGAATCAAGATTAGTAGGAAAGTTCCGCCGATAAAGAAACTGAAAAAACGACTTGCAAAACGTATCATGTCAGGCACAACGTCGAGAACGTTTGTGATACCGACTGGCATTGGTGGTAAGTCTGGCAAGATACCGAATACGGTTGTTATCAGTACTGCTATTGCTGCGAAGAATACGTTGAATATCATATTAAGCCTTTGTCTTTATCTCGTGAATTTTATGTCTGAACGCCATTACCATAGTATAAGATAACATTGTTGGAAATAATACTCGTGTTGCTACAGCTATCTTTTGTGATAAAGCGTTGCACCAATTTAGTGATATATTACCGCCCATGAATGACATTGATGATGTCTCAGACAATCCGAGGTTTAAGGTTGGTATAGAGCATATCCCTGTTCCCCATTCACCATCGGTTGTAATTCCGCTAGCTAGACCATTTAGTGAATCTAGGATCCACTGGATTGGGTAGAAAAGAAATCCTAATTTTTCGCTGAAAAAGTCCATTAATTCATTAAATTGGAATCCGAAAGTATCGGTGTCGGGGCTGAATAGATATGCAATGCCGCTCAGAATTGCTTCACCGAGTCCTTGAAATGTATCTGCCATTGAATCGAATACGGTACTAAACCAGCAAGGCAAATCAATTGGTGAACATTCTTTTGTTGGGTTTATTATCTCTTTAGTCATTGCGGAAGGCGGTACGAGTCCGTCGTAGTCTACTGGATAATTCATGTCAACAAGTGAATTTATAAAGTAGGAGTATATTATATTCGCAGCAGGCGAGTCATTTCCTATCATAGTTCCGTATCCTGTGGATCCCTCTACTGCACTTGTAACATTGAATTTTTCACAATTCTCTTGTGAAGATGTTGTACCACCGTTGGTGTAAGCTTTGCTTTGTATGGTGTAGGTATACATAGTATCTCCAGGGCTTTTTGCGTAGACTGTTGCTTTTTTGTAACTGTCGTAGTAGGATCCCCAGAGCGTTTTTAATTCATTGCTTCCTACAGTTACGATTATGTACGAGCCGTGGGAGGTCGGGTTATAGCCAATGTTGAGCGCCATTGGTTTATCTCCGTTATTATATGCAGTTTCAAGAACATCGCTATATAATACGCCTGAATCTTTTATGACGTTCAGCCAGGTGGTGGTCAAATCGATTGATTTTACTGTACATTCTTTACCGTAGTTGTTTGTTTGATCTGGTACGTTGAGGGTTACGTTTTCTGTTGTTTTTATGACTCCATCGTATGCGCTTGCCGCGTGTACGTTTTCAGAGAATTTTGTAAAGAATACGGTTGATAATACTGCGAATGACGCTACGAATAATAAACATATTTTAAAGCCTTTCATGGTTATGCACCACGATACCTAGTTAAGTGTATTATATATGCGCATATCGCAAGACCAATGATTATTCCGAGTTTTTGGGCCCATACTTCCACGGTTAGCCCTTTGTACCGTTATGAGCTCCGAAAAGTATTTGGAATAGCCAACGTAGTACAAAGTTTGCTCCAGCTAAAAAACCCACAATTGGTAACATATATTCTACTGTTGATTGTACGGATTGAATTACTAATTGTAGAACTTCTGAATTTGCCATTGTTATTTGTTCCCGTGTATTTTATTACTTCGTGCAACTCTTTGCTCCATTAGTCTGCCATCTTTTGCTGAATCCAGCAAAGCCATGACTATGGATAATCCTACTATGAAACCGAATACAGCAAGAATACCAGCTAAATTCTGTGATACACCAGACCACATTGTTGTTAGTGTAGATTGTGCAGTTGTTGCGTCAATGAATGTCATTATAATTTCTTTTCGAATTTAGGTTTATGGTGGAGGGCCTGCGCCCTCCATTAGTAAAGTTTGGTTAAAGTTTACCGTTCTTTGCACGGTTCAAGAATTTACGAGCAACGGCGATACCAACCATGGTACCGAATACGATTAGGATACCGGTCATGTTAGCGGTGATAACACCTGTAACGGTAGTTACTAAACTTGATGCTGAAGTTGCGTCAATTAAAGTCATTTTTAATTTCCTCTATTAATTGTTAACCGCAGTTCGACCTTTTCTGCTTGTGTTTATGTTATTAAAGTTTGTTAAAAAAGTCAATATTGACTAGTCATCAAGAAATGATTTTTTATCGTCTGTTTTTGGGTTTTTGAGTTCATTCTCAAGGATTATGAGAAGTTCAGGTGATACAAAGAGTAGTTTCTTTATTCCATTTTTAAACTCTACTTGAATAGCTTTGTATGGTTTCTTTTTTTCCTTACTGATTCCGTGAATGATATTCACTGATTCCACTAAGTTGCTGATGCTTTGGTCTGCTGTATCTGCCATATTTATGACTCCTTATTAATTGGTATTTCTGATTGTAGCATACCCTCAGAAATTGTAAAGAACTCTTGGGTATATACCTCTGTTAAATCATACTGATTTAACTCGATATTATATTTTATTTCTGGTCTTAAAAGACCTTTAGAGTTCCAAAATTTCTTTTGTGATTTTCCAGTGTGAGGCATTTCTTTTGTTATGTATTTTTTTACATATGATGAAACTTTTTCGATATTATCAATTTTGATTACTGTTGAGTAGCCTTTGCGATATGATGTGATGTTGTATACTGTTCTTTTTTTTATTTTTATGTTTGTTTTTTTTAAATGTCCGTTGTAGTTTTTTAGTAATGCGTGGAAATGTAAGCTTTTTTTATCTTTGTGGAATTCTGGTACAATCAAATATTTAAACTTTCCATGTATTTTTTGTTGAGATTTAAGCCAATCAGACATTTTTGTTTTACATTTTTTCATATCTTGCCGGTCTTTTTTAAATGTAAATGTAGCAAACATATCAAAGTCAGTGCATAAAACAATGTCTGAAATGAGGGTTTTTGTTCTGCGTAAACTTCTTTCCTCAGAACTACCCCTCTCACTG